AACAACAACAGCTCCTATGCTGGCTTCGACGTCACCCGAAAGAAACACTACCGTCTCGGCAAGGTCGACAACGAGACCATCGAGGCCACTGCCGATGGCGATGTCGACGCCTTCGAGCCCGCGTTCGACGAGTTCGACCGCGTGATCGAGGCCGAGGGTAACTACCTCGAGTTCCGGTTCTTCCGGACTCGCGGCGGCTACATCGGCCGCATGAGCAACACCAGCTTTGCCACCGCGGTGATGACGCTGGACGACGCATCGGGCACCTGGGGCGTTCGCCAAGGCGACGTACTCAACCTCGCGTCGACGGACGGAACCTCCGGATCGGTTCGCGCCGGCTCCTTGACCGTCGCGAGTGTGCAGCGTCGGGCAGGCACCATCACCATGACCGGCAACATCTCGACCGGAATCGCGGCGGCGGCGGCGGATGATTACGTGTTCCTCGCCGGCGACTTCGGCCTGGCTGCGTCCGGCCTGATGGACTGGATCCCTGACTCAGACCCGAGCGCGACGGCGTTCTACGGGCAAGATCGCTCGCTCGAGCCGGAAATGCTCGGCGGTCTGCGCGTCGACGGCAGCGACGGCCGGCCGATGCACGAGCTTCTGATCGACATGTGCGCCGAGGCCGAGAACCTCGGCGGAGAGCCGTCGATCGTGTTCGCCAACCCCCGCGCGCTCGGCACCTTGTCGAAGCAGCTCGAGGGCAAGTGGGTGATCGTCAAGGGCAAGGGCTACGGCGGCGCCGAGGCTGAGATCGGGTACCGCGGCTGGCAGGTCAACCTCGGCGGGCACGAGGTGACCATCATGAGTAACCGATGCTGCCAGGTGAATCGCGTCTGGATGCTCGACATGGAGACCTGGACGATGTTCTCGGCGGGTCCCGCGCCCGGCTTCCTGCAAAAAAAGGCCGGCAGCATCATCAAGGTTTCGGAGACCTCCGACGCCTACGAGGCTCGCGTGGGCGAGTACTACAACTTCGCCTGCAAGGCGCCCGGCTTCAACGTCAACGGCAAGCGCGCCTAGCGCCGAAGAAAGGAAACGAACATGGCAAACTCCAAAACGTATCGGCTCGATCCGAACGTCTTCTCTCCGGCGAGCCTCACCGGCGTCGCGCAGCACCCGGCCGACCGCGACGCGGCTGCATGGGACACCATCCTCGCCTCGGTCAATCAGGTCGGGCCGCAGTCGTATGAATCTCTCGACACCGCGGCGACCCTCAGCAACGACGTCTTCGAGTCGCTGTTGACGGTGTCGGGGACCATGGCATTCACGCTCGCGGATGGCACCTACCAGGGCCAACGCAAGCGCGTCGTCTGCGTCTCGGCGGCGTCGACGCCTAAGGCCACCCTGACGGTGACCACGCCGGAGACCGCATCCGGCTTCGTCTGCGCCAGCGCCTTCGTCTTCGACACCGTCGGTCAGGCGGTCGAGTTCGTCTGGGCGAGCACCGGAAAGTGGCGAGTGGTCAAGACGACCCGCGCGGGCGTCAAGATCACCACGGTCGGGACCACGGTGCTGACCGGCTACAACCTGTGTCACAACCTGTCGTGCTCGGTCACCGGCACCGTGGTCAGCGGCAGCACCATGGGGGTGCCAAACGGGCAGTACCCGGGCGATCGGCTGATTGTCAGCTGCTCGACGGCGGCGTCGACGCCGATCGGTAGCATCGCCTTCACCGGCCTGACGCTGGCGAATGTCGCGGCCACGGACCTGCAAGCGATCGGGGCGACCACTGACATGGTCGATCTGTCGTGGAACGGGTCGGCGTGGCTCGTCACCGCCAACAGCGGCATCACCGTCGCGTAAGGAGAAAGCACATGGAACGCGGAACCTACCCAAGCCACTCACTGCACCAAGATCAGGTGCACATGGTGGCGGGCATGATCGGCGCCGCGGCGGCCGTCATGACGACCGAACTCACCACCGGGGACTACAAGCTCTCGGCGCGGGACAACTTCTACAGCTCCAACACGAGGACCTCTCAAGGGCTCTTCGTGGTGACGCTGAAGGACATCCCGCCCGTGATCTTGGACGCCAAGGTGGAGGTGTTCAACGCGGCCGGGACGACTCTCTACGGCGACGTTAGATCGTGGAGCCTGACGGCCAAGACCGTCACCATCTCGATCCGCGACGACGAGGGAGATGTCCAGGACCCGACGACCGACGACCACGTGCGACTCGTCCTCCTGGGACGCTCGAGCATGGTCTAGCCCGCCAAAGGGGCGGCGGCCCGCCATCGCGCCGGTCGCCGCCCCGCCCCTCCTCCTCCCATGGCCAACACCCGCACCCTCGCCCAGATGCGCACCTCGGTCCAGTATCGGGGTGGATACGAAAACTCGGCCGACATCACCGCCGCGATCCTCAACGAAGCGATCAACAAGGCGATCGCCGAGGTGTGGGACATCCTCATCGCGAAGTGGGCCGACTACTACACCCTAACCACGGCCAACATCACCGTCGCCAACGGCACCGCAAGCTACGCGCTCGACAACCCTGCTGGGTCCGGCGCGATCAATTTCTACAAGCTGCGCAAAGTCGAGATGCTCGTAAGCGGCTCGGGCGCGACCGCGCAATGGTGCCGCCTGGCGCCGCACGATCTCGAGTCGTCACACCTCTGGTCGTCGCCGGGATCAAACAAGGGGTATCGCTACCGCCTGCAAGCGGGGAACCTCGTGCTCGCGCCGACCCCGGGCGCCGCCGAGACGATGCGGTGGTTCTACATCCCATACCCGACGCGACTCTCGGCGGATGGCGACACCTTCGACGGCATCAACGGCTACGAAGAGCTAGTGATCCAGATGGCATTCCGTGAGTGTCGGGTGCGCGAGGACCTCGACACCGCGGCCGTCGACGGTGAGATCGCCAGGCTGACCGCGCGCGTGCGATCCGCTGCAGACGGGCGCGACGCGTCGGAGCCGTTCTACCTCGGGGCGAGTGGCCCCGGAGAACCGGATGGTGAGCCATGGCCGTGAGCCGCCCTAGGCCGCCGGCGGTGCGCGATCAGCCGGCAGGCATCGCCGACGGCGTCTCTGACTTCCCCTCGGCGAAGCGAGCAATCAGCCAGCTCGAGCGCCTCGTCGCCGAGTTGACCAAGCGCGTCTTGCGACTGGAGCACCCCTAATGGCGACGCCCGCGATGACCCTGGTGCTGCCGACCGAGAACGGCAGCGACGGCACATGGGACACGATCCTCAACACGCTGTTCAGCCGCGTCGACATCCACGACCACACCACCGGACTCGGCGTGCGGGTGCCGATTGCCGGGATCAACGTCAACGCCAACCTCAACATGCTGGAGAGCGGCGCCAACTTCGCGGTCGTCAACGCCTCCTATTTCCAGCTGACACCCGTCACGACCGGAACCGTGTCCAGCACGTCACGGGCGCTGTTCGTCAACTCCGCGGACAACGATCTCTACTATCGCACCAACGGCGGAACGAACATCAAGCTGACCAACGGAGCGACGTTCAACGCCTCGCTCGTCGGCGGCATCGGAGGAGACTATTCGTCGGTCTCCGCGCTCCTCGACTACGTCGACGCCAGCGACATCTACCGGCTCCGGCAGCAGCTCGGGGCCGGCGTGCAGCAGTACGCGCGCGCCGCGGTCGCCGGGCTCGACCTCTACGAGTACTTCGCCTCCGGCGTCTCGCCGGTGCCCACCAACCGCGTTCGGCTCGCGTCTCCGGCTGCACTCGCCGCGTCCTACGACGTGACGTGGCCGGCCGCGGTCCCCGGGGCGACATCCATCGTGCAGATGTCCGCAGCCGGCGCGCTCAGCGTCTCTAACACCGTCGCCAACGCGGTGACGCTGTCGGCGCTGCTCACGGCCAGCGCTGGCGTAACATGCGCTGCCAATCAGCACGTCACCGTGAGCGGCTCGGGGCGGTTCAAGCACGGCGACCAGGTGCTCAACCTCGCGCTGGCCAACATGCACCACGGATCAGCGTGGTCATGGGTCGCGGCAGGCGCCTACAGCCTCGCCGGCGGATCTGGCACGGCGACATGCGACATTCCGCTACCCCAGGGAGCGCGCATCAAGTCGATCACGTTCGCCCGCTACGGCGACGGCGCTGCCGATCTGACGACGACGGTCTACAAGAGCAACGTCTCCGGCGCGGCTCCGACGTCCATTGGCACGACGACCGACACCAACCCGGCAGCGGCCTGGGGCGACTCGACGATTGACGTCACGGATTCCACCGTGGACGGCACCTTCTCGCTCTATGTCGACTTCGCGGCCAACGCGGCTAACATCCGCGTGGCTAACCTTCGAGTGACCTACGACTGGCCATGAGCCCACTCTCTGAGCGCATCGTTGCGATCCCGTTCTCGGGGGGCGTCGACACGCGCACAGATCCGCTGCACGTGCCGCCGGCAAAGCTGACCGACCTGCAGAATGGCGTCTTCACGAAGGCGACCACGATCAGCAAGAGGAACGGCTACGAGGCGCTTTCGGCGTCGATCTCGCCCGGCGATGTCCGCTACGAAGACGCTCGCGGGCTGGCGGTGCGCGACGGCGAGCTTGTCCTATTCACCGGCCGAACCGCCTATAGCTACCAGGCGCAGGCAGATCGGTGGAACGAGGCCGGCAGCGTGTCGTCGGTCGTCTCCACGGAGCGAGCGCTCGTCAAGACCGGGACGGAACAATCGCAGGTCGACTATGCGCAGGCGGGCGGCGTTGGCGTGGCCGCGTGGAAGGACTCGCGCGGCGGCGTCTGGTGGTGCGCCACGGACGCGGCGAGCGGGCGGGTGCTCATGGCCCCGGCCCAGTTGCTCGCCGGCGCGGTCAACCCCCGTGTCGTCGCGGTCGGCGGTCGCGTGCACATCTACTGCGCGATCTTGCCAGCGCGACGGGTCTACGTGACCGTCGTCGACGCCGCCGACCCAACGGCGACCGTGACGCCGTCGATCCTCGTCGACGACCTGGCGCCGAGCACCTACGCGGTTCCCCTCGGCGCCGGCACCCACGGCGGATGCTACGATGTCGCTCCGGCGACGAGCGGCGCCACCGTGATCGCCTGGCCCGTGGACGTCGGTGGCTACAAGGTTGGCTACGTCGACGTGACGGGCGTGCTTGGTTCCGCGGTGACCGGCTGGCCGGCTCCGCATCACAACGCGGCCGCCGCGGTGGACGGCGGCCTCGTCGGCGTCGCCTATCACTCGACCTCGATCGCCGTCGTGCACCCAACGAGCGGCGCCGAGTCGCTCTTCCACACCCACGACGTCTCCACGATGGCGGAGGTCCACTACGATACCGTCAGCTCGGCCGGGTCGCTCGCGTCGGTGACCGCGATCACGGCCGCCTTCGCTGACACCAGCGGAACGCTGCGGCTGTGGGTCGCTGAGGAGGTCGCCCCCTACGGCCCGCCGAACCCGCACAACCGCGATCGGCGCGTCTACCTCTCCGAGGTGGACCACGACGGGGGCGCCGGCCTGGCCTCAGAGACGATCCTGGGCATGTGCCTGGCGTCCCGGCCGTTTGTCGTCGGCGACGTCGGGCAGCAGACGGCGGCTGTGTGGGCGGTGCATGACGTCCACTTCTTCTCGGTGTACCTGGCGATCCGCGTAGATGGCCACGTACTCGCGCGCTCGATGCCGATCATCGCCCACGGGCGCAGCGACGGCGGCTGGTTGTCGTCGGCAAACGCCACCGAGGCCGATGGCGACATCATCGAATGTGCGCTCCTCTACAACGAACAGCTCGAGCTAGGAGACGACGCGGCAAGCCCCGACTTCTCCGAGACCGGCTGCCGCCTGGTCGCCGTCGACTTCTCGCACATCGGAGCGTGGCAATCGGCGCAGCTGGGGCGCGGCCTGTACCTCGCGAGCGCGTGCCCGCAGCACTACGATGGGCGACGGTGGGCCGAGGCTGGGTTTCACTACGGCTACGACACCAACGCCGGGATCGCCAACGACGATTGGACCGGGGCGGCGAGCGGCGGAAGCATGGCCGATGGCGTCTACACCTATCGGCTAGTCTACGAGGAGATTGACGCGCTCGGCGAGATCCACCGCGGCCCGCCGTCGGTCGGAACGGCGGTCACTGTGTCTGGGGGCGGCGGCAGTGGGAGTGTTACGGTCGACGCAAGCGGCGCTCCACCGGCGGTGACCGCACGCGGACGGGTGCGGATCGGCATCTACCGCTCAACCGTCGACGACACCGCTGCCTTCTATCGCGTCTCAAGCCTTGATCCGTCCGCCACGGGCGCCAACGGCTACGTGCTCGACTCGGTCACCGGGTGGACGTTCACCGACGGGATGAGCGACGCCGAGCTGCTCACCAAGGAACCGCTCTACACGAACGGCGGTGTTACGGCGAATGATCCGGCGCCGTTCGCCGGCGGCGTGATCGCGGTCGGCAAGCGTCGAATGTTCTGGACAGATCCGACTGACCCGCACGTGGTTCGCTACAGCCAGGAGCTTGAAGACGGCTACGGGGTCGACATGGCCGCCGCCAACTGGCTGCGCATCGACCCGATCGGGGACGGCATCCGCGCGATTGCGGTCATGGACGACGCGGTGATCGTGCTCAAGGGATCGGCGATCCATGCCTTTGCCGGCCCAGGCCCTGCCGTAGCGCCGGCACTGGACGCGTCCCTCGCGTTTTCTCCGCCTGCCCTGATCACGAGCGACACCGGGTGCAGCGATGCCCGCGGCGTCGCGATCACCCCCGAGGGGCTCGCCTTCAAGAGCCCCAAGGGGATCCGGCTCCTGGGCCGAGACCGCTCCCTCCGTGACATCGGCGCCGACGTCGACGGCTACAACGCGCAGACAGTGGTCGCCGCAACCACGATGCCGACCGAGAGTCGAGTCGTGTTCCTCACCGACGAGGGACGGACCTTGCTATGGGACTACGGGCACGGACAGTGGTCGACCTTCACCAATCACGAGGGGCTTGACGCCGTGGTGTTTGGCGGCGTCTATCACTACCTGCGCACAGATGGCCGCGTGTTTCGCGAGACGGATGGCGTCTACGTCGACGACAACGATCACGTGCGGCGCGTGGTGGTGACGGCCTGGCTCAAGATGACCGACTATCTGCAGGGATGGAGCAAGGTTCTCCGCGCGCTGTTTCGCGGGCACTACATCTCGGCGCACACCCTGCGCATCCGCTACGCCCTCGACGGTGAGCCAGGGTGGTCGGCCCCGTTCGATCTGGACGTCGACGCCAACCACACGATCACGGGCTACGGCGATGGCAACTACGGGGATGGTCCGTACGGCGGCAGCGGCGAAGCGCGCTACCAGCGGTCGATCCACCTCAACAAGCGCTGCCAGATGATCCGATTCATGATCGAGGACGTCGAGAGCATCGCCACCTTTGGCGGCGCGTTCGAACTATCCGAGCTGGTGCTCCACGGCGGCGTGCTGCGATCCACCGTGAAACTCTCCGAACCAAGGAGCGACTGACATGGCCTGGTATGATCCAACCTCGTGGGACTGGGGCGCGATCGCCGACTGGGGCAAGCAGAAGGCCGACTACAGCCAAGCGCAGATGCAAGATCGCGGGCGGATCGGCCAGGTCATCAACCAGGGCCTCGGCCGCGTCGATGCCCGGCAGGCGCCGCAGGTCGCATCGCAGACCATCGCCACCGGCCCGCAAGATCAGTTTCGGGCGGCGCAGCTCGGGCAGATGAGGCAGCTACAGGGCATCGCCTCCGGGCAGCAGCAGGGTGCCGGCGAACTCGCCGCGCAACGTCAGGCGCAGCAGGCGATCGCCGCGCAGCAGGCGGCGGCCCGCATGAGCCGAGCCGGCGGCGGCGCGGCGCAGCTTGGCGCCGCGAGAAACATGGTCGACATCAGCGGCGCGGCAGCCGGCCAGGCGAGGCAGGCGGCGCTCCAAGATCAGATGAGCGCCCAGGGCATGCTGACCCAGGCAATGGGCCAAGGACGCGGGCAGGACATCGGGCTGGCGACCGACCAAGCGAACCTCCGGAACGCTGCTGGACTCGCAAACCTGCAGGCGCAGCTCCAGGCGCGCGGGATGAACGACGCCGCGATCAACAACTACCTGCAGGCGCTGCTCGGAATGAACCAGGCAGAAATGAACGCCCGGGTCGGGCTGCAGGGCGCTGAGATGGGACAGGCCGGGCTATTGGGTGGCGCCCTCAGCGCGGCGGGAACCGTCGCCGCTGGCTACGCGAGCAGGCCCTAGACGATGGGCGCGCAGGTCACACCAGACGGGCAGATCATCTACGTGCCGGATGGCATCTTCGGCTCGCCTGCGCCGTCTCCGCCCCCAGGCATGGACACCGCGCCCTTGCCGGTCGTGTCGAGCGGCCTCGATCCGTCGATTCTCGCCGGCCTGGGCCTGTCCGATCCTGGGCTGCCCAGCTCGCCGCCGCCCCCGCCCCCGCCGATCGGCGCGCCTGAACTTCCGGAGCCATCCCCCCCGCCGGCCATCCCGGCGCAGTCGACGCCGGATGTGATCGTGACACCGCAGCAGAAGAAGCAAGCAGGGGCAGCGGTGCAGAAGGAGAGGGCCGCGGAGGCGTTCAGCGCGACGCCGGAGGGGCAGATCCAGCAGGCCGGGCAGGGCGCGGTCGGTGCCATCGCAGAGCAGGGGCAGATCGCCGGCGCCATGGGAGACCTCGAGGCGTCCAAGCAGGACGAGATCCAGCGGCTGCGCGCGCAGACCGCGGCGGACATGAACACCGACCAGGCCGCGCGCGAGAAGGCGCGAGCGCGTCGCCTCGAGCTGATGGCCAGCAAGCAGAGGGAGGTCGACGGCCTGGTCAAGGCGGAGGCTGACTACAAGGTCGACGACTCGAAGTTCTGGAAGGAGCGCAGCGGCGCGCAGAAGTTTGCGGCCCTCCTGTCGATCGCGCTCTCTGGCATCGGCGAGGCGCTGGCGGGGCGCGGCGGCAAGAACCCTGCGCTCGATCTCATGCGCTCGATGATGGAGGACAACGTCCGAGCGCAGATTCGGGAGCGCGACCAGCTCGGCAAGCGGATCGGGATCGCGCGGTCGTCGATCGACACCTACCGGCAGGCCGGCGCCGACGAAGAAGAGGTGTTCCGCTTCAAGATGGCCGAGGACCTCGAGCGCAAGGCGCGCGAAGCCGAGGTCATCGCCGGCAAGTATGCTGCGCCCGAGGCCAAGGCAAGGGCGCTGGCAACCGCGGCGCAGTTTCGGCAGATGGGCGCCGAGTACGCCGGCAAGCTCGCCGAGGGACGTGCCGAGCGGTCGTTTCGCGAGGAACAGGCCGCGTTTCAGAATCAGATGGCACGCAGCGCCGAGGCGCGCGGCTGGGCAGGCCATGCGCTCAACAGGGCCCAATTCGAGTGGCAGAAGGAATTTCAGAACAAGTCTCTCGAGCAGGCTGCAGCTAAGGCCGCCGCCGAAGGCAACGCGGAGGAAGCAAAGCTCATCCGCGAGCGCGGCATCGGCGGACAGGCGGTGCCGACCAGGGACGACAAGGGCAACATCGTCGGCGAGCGGCAGGATCTGCTGCGCAATCGCGACGGGTCGAT